CGCTTCGATTGCCTGAGCGTGAGACTGTATAACGTCCTGTGAGTTAGAAGGAATTCCTTTTGTCCTTACGTTTACAGCAGAGTTACCTGTTTTTAAGTGGTTAGGACGATCCATTAGGTAGCCGTCATAACCCCTTGATTCAAAGTACCTTGCAATACCGTACTTGTTGTTTTCTATAAGTAAAGGGTAGCCATAATAAAAGGCACACATAAGAACATCTTCGTAAAATATACTGGCTAAGTCTGGACGAGAGGCATACTCAACAACAAACATGTTTGATGGTCGGTTCATGCTAAACTTATTGTACATATGCAAAGCGCCTTTAGACCCTCTGCCATCTACAGTAGCGTCTAGATCATAAGAGTCAACTCCTCCGCATCCATAGCTGACAAAAGGAGGGATCTTTTTACCTCTTTCCACCTTAATTACGTTCCTTTCTTTTGTGTCTGGCATCCAGGAAACCCTAAACCTGCCATTAGGTGTAGGGGAGAAAACCGCTTCCTTGTCTTTTTCCTTCCAGGTAAAGTTTCCAGTAACAACAGGATTGGGGTATAACTCTTCATTGCTTTCTATCTGCTGGTAGATCTTACCGATGTTGAATAGACTTCCCTCGATGCTGTCTCTAAACGCTTCGTCTTCGGTAAAAGGAAACTGACGAGTTACCTCGTTTAGCTCAGAGGGGTTATCCTTAAAGGACTGACGCTCGTTCTTAAGGTAAGACCTACTACCAGATTCGATAAGGTCCCCATCTATGCCTTGTATGTGTTCGTTTTGAATCGGGTCATTTACCACGGCGTTTCCATAGATATCAAAAAACCCCTCTAGAGCATCATATGCTGGGATAAAGATCCTGTACAGACCTGTTTTTGTTCTTTCGTTTTTGTTCCTCTCGTTAGGATCAGAATCGTGCCAAAGACCTTTGTACTCCTCACCGCCTTTATTCATGGGGTTTACGGTACTACCCACTATGGCTTTACCTACAATCTTTCGACCTACAATCAAGCAAGTACGCTCAATCCTCCAGGCCTCCCTGATGTCAGTTGGTTTCTCCCACTTACCAGCCTCATCGAGGTATAGCATATGTAGCTTCTCACCGTCATATGCATTGTTGGTTGTGTTCTTCCAGTTAATCACGGTGTTCAAAGCATCACCGCGATGAGAGGTCTTGTTGTTTTTTGTGATACGCTTAGAAGGCTCACGAAACGCCAGCTCCATACGAGGGTTTGTGGTACCGTCCTGGATTGGCTTAAAGAAGAATGGATAGCCGCGAAAGATCGCAACCACCTTCTTCATGAATATGTTCTCTTGCGAGTCTTTACCAGTTTTCGACTGTATGCCAAGAAGCTTCTCTTTAACTTGACTAGCTTCATCCACCAGGACAGCAGAGCATATGTTAGTGTAGCCAGAACGACGGCACTTAGTATAAAGCTGACCGAAACAACGAGGATCAGCTTCGCAAGCAGCCATGTGGGTAAAGATGTCTTTTTGGAAAGCAAGGTATGATGGGTATCCGATATCAATTTTAGACCATTGTAGAAACATATAGTGTCTCCCTGTAATATACGTAGGTTCCCCATTATTGTAAAACCATACACCGTCACGCCTACGCTGAAACTCTTGCTCGATGTAAGAACGAAACTTGTTCCGAAACTCGGCAGGCTTTTCGAACCACTCATCCATACTGCGTATCCTACGCATTTCCTCTGGCATAGAGATGCGTTTCCACAGCTGCAACTTCTTTGGCTGGTCATGGAAGAGAATTTCCGATTTGCGCGGTTTCTTCGGTAGTACCACGAGTAACCCGTGGAGCTCGATAGCTTCTCCTTCTGTACCGTTAGGGTCGATCTTAATCCCCTTAGCTTCATAACCTTCTATGTCAATTAAATTGGACATCAGTAGCTCTGTCCATGTGAGTTCATTCTACCCAGCGAAGGTACGCCTTCTTTAGGGTTTTTAATCTCCATTTGCTCACCACATTCGCACTGCCCTTCTGGATAGTAAACACTACCGTTTTGGAATTTCATAGTAAGGCTTCTTACAGATTTCTCTGCTTTACATTTCTCGCAAATAAGATCAGGCATGATTTTTAATTTAATTAGTACCCCCGCTAGGACTCGAACCTAGGACCCACAGCTTAGAAGGCTGTTGCTCTATCCAGCTGAGCTACGAGGGCGTATAGTTAACTTTTAGGTGACCGCTTGTAACTGTTTGATTATCAAAGTCATAGTCACCCCAATAGACAAGCCCACTTGGGTTATTTTGAGAACCTTTCTGCGAATCCTCCTGAGTAGTCTTTGTCTTTTTCAATTTCTCCATTGTCGTTTAGTTCTTTAACCATTTGTTCTAGCCTCTGGCGCTCCACCAAAAGCTCTTTACAGTCGATAGCAGTTTGCTTTATGGATTGGAGCTCGGCCTTACGCGCAGAGCCCCCTGCTTCGGGGTCTACTGGCTTCTTGACTTCCTCGATCATATTATTGATGGCTATCTCCATGCTTTGCATGAGTCTTCTAGCGGCGCTTACGGTGGTGAATTTAGACTTCGACATACATCAGGTCTTCGGCGCGGGTTCGGTAATACTCCTTGCCATCAATGTTAACTCGATAGTCCATGTTCTTGCGAAATCCTACTACATCTCCTACTTCAGCTCCTATCTCTTCAATCCAAGGAGCCGAAAACGCGACTCGACCCTTTGTAACAGGGACCTCTGAGAATTTAACCACCTCGATAGTGTCCGACTCTTGAACTTTCTCTTCTTCGACTGGCTCAAGAAGGCTCCAACCCGCAAGAGGGTGTATATCCCCAGTATGCTGATCTTTATAAGCAATAGCCTGATTATTAATAGTATGCTCTGGATCAAAGCGAACAGTATAGTGATTAGGCTCTCCAGTAAGTACCTGACCTTCGTTAAGAACCACGAGATGATGGAAGTAGAGCGTGTCGCCAACCTCAACCCCTGTATCGTGCTTGAAAGGCGACGCAACAACGGGGCCTTCTTGAATTCTGTTTTCAAACTCATTAAATTTAGTGTCTATAAAAAGCTCAAGACCTCCAGGGGTCGTGATCTTATCATCAAGCTGTTTATCTAGCTTGACAATAAATAAGTCAAATGTCCTCATCAATTAAAAATTCAAGTCAAATTCAAGCATACAGGGCATCTCGTCTATGGATTTCCATAGCAAGGTACCTTCATCGTTCTCAATATATACAAGATATCTCTTCTTGCCAAACTTATGCAGGTGATGTTCGTCTTCCAGTATAGCGGATACGACACCCCTACCAGCTTTCATTCCGATATAATAAGCCATGCCGTCTTTCGGTTCTTTACCGACGACAATCTTTCTAATAAGTCCTTCCATCTTAGTTTAGGGATATTCCCAGGTCACCAAGCAGGTCATCCAATGAGTCTTCTTCTTTATATGCGCTGTCCATTATGCTCTTCAACGTGTCTAGCTCTTGTCGGCTTTCCAGGTTAAAGCTGTACATAGTTTTCATTTCAGCGCTCTCATCCCCTTCCTCAACAGAATCAAAGTCTATGACTCCGATCACAATAGAGGCTAAGGTTCTATCTTTCATTTCGAACTCATCAATTGTGTCCTCCATCTTTTTGACGAGAGAATACATTTCGGCAAAGAAGAGGGTGTCCTTAGGGTTCATGATGTAAATTTGTTTAAGTCAAATATACGACACAATTCAGATGCCAAGGTCAACAGTTAAAAAGACTAGACTCTTCAGGGAAGTTTCGAAGCTACCAGATAAGTACGTAAAACATAACCATCTAAAGAACCTTCGAAGCGCCACGGATGACTTTTTGGACAGCAATCCAGATCTAACTAAGTCTTACCTACAGTTAATGCTGTTCCTTTACGATTTGGAGTTCTTTACTATATCGTGGGTGGCAGAGAACTACGGGATGTACAAGAAGAACCTAGCAGACAGGATGATATATCCACTTGTGTCTAGCGGCTATCTATATAAGCACTTCGATAAACTCACCCCATCTCAAACCTTAGAAGATCACTTGTTCCGTGATGAAACTAAGTTTAACTACAGGGTGCGTTATGCAATGACACAGAAAGGTAGGCTAGCGGTACAGAGATTTTATAACTCTCTTTAAATCTTCTGAATCAAAACATCACTAACGTAAAATATATCATTAGCCTCAGAAGAATCATCGTCGGCAGCGTAAATAAACAGGTCTGGGTCTGCTTCAGAGTTTAAAACGGCTGGTGTGGTGAATTCCTTAACTATGGTTTTCCAGGATCCTACATCAGAGGATGTGTAATCAGAAGCAAGGGATTGGAATGCGTCAAATGGGATCGGGCCTATAGCAAAGAACTTACCAGCAGTTACGGTTTCATTAGTGTCGGGTAAATACATATTGAACTGAAGCCTATAGTCAGTGCTTGGCTCAATGGTTAGTGTGTTTATTGTATCGGAGGAGTAGCTTGAAGAAGGAAGTTTAATCCCCAGACTATCTATCGAGGCGTGTGGGTAATACTTTGCCTGAGCTTTTAAAACGTTTGTTTTTTGAACTGCTGGCGATTGATCGTCAGAAACGGAAGCTAAAACTTCTAATTCTTCGGTAGAAAATTGACTTCCACGAACCCAATAATCTGTATTTGTTAAAGATGACCCAGGACTGAAGCCAGAAGCATACACTAACGTAGGTATTACTGGAGATGCGACTCTATCTGGAGGGCCTACAAGGTCAACCGATATGGAGCTTCCAGTCACCCTGCCTGTTATGGCGTCTTCCACAACTGCCCTGTAATAAAACGTCTCTCCAACAGTCAGGCTACTAAGGTTGATATAAAAAGGAGAGGTTGCTCCAGCCCACAGTAAAATAGAATTGTTAAAACCACTATCTAAAGAAAGCTCTATGTATGCGAATACGTTTACACCCCCAGAAAAACTACCATTAGCGGTAAAAGACGTAGAGTCTAAATTTCCTGCCGCTAAAGTGGACACCTCAAGGGTTTCGTATGGAATGCTCCCTGATAGGGGAATTGCAGCAGATTGAGTAGATGTAGATAAATTTTGTGCTAATCCTAACATGAGGCAAAGATAGCGAATTTATCCGCTACAGTTTTCGCAACCTTCTGGCGCGTGAATGTTGCAAGTGATTTTTCCGCTCTTGACCTTCTCTTCGGTCGCTTTAACTCTTTCTGTATCTAGGAAATCTACGTTGAAGTCTTCTTCTTTTTCTTGCATGGTAAAAAATTTAGGACCGCGAATATACACAATCCATATTTAACATCACACAACCCTATAGTAGACTCCTTTTTCGTCTCGGTAGGCTCTTTTGAGCTGCTTTCTGTTCTTACCTGACTCTTTGTATGAGACATGGACCCATGCAGGGTTCTCGTCATCCCCGAACTCCCAGATCATCTGATCCCATTCGAGGTTTTTCTTGATGAAATCGAATATCTCTGAGTTAGTGACATCCCCATACATATCGGCGTCTATATCAATGGCCTCCCCGATCATATGCTGAGAGTATTTACTCCCCCCGATGGCTTTGTTTAATGCTTTACATCTAAATCCAGAGGTAACCCCGATGGGTACACCGAAGTGATCGCGTACAGGTTGAAATATATAGTCAGCTACAGCCTGGAGGTTGTGTATGGTCCACTTATCTGGGGTGTTATCTATCCCCTTTCGCGTCGCGGTGTTTGACTTCACCACTTCTTTTAGCGTTAGATTTTTGCTTAACCTCATTAAATTTATTTTTCTCTGCAATATACGCAGGGTTAATCCGCTTAAGCCTCGGATTGAAGTAGTTTTTACTTCCCAACGCCTCTACCCTTCAGGATATCGGCCATAGTAACCTTACCGTCTCCAGTCAGGTCAGGGAAACCACCTTTCTTGTACTTCATTTTACCGCCATAACCATACTCTTTGGTTTCCATCTTTTTCGTCATCTTCTTTTCTGAAGAGGGATTTAAAAGATCAACCAGATAATTAAGAACTTGCTGTCTTTTATCTTCTAGGTAATCAGCATCAGGCATTAATCCTTCAAGAGGGTTTCTAGAAAGTCCCTTCGATTCTCTGGCATCCAACACGGCATCCATTCCAAGTAAATCTAAATCTGCTCCACCTTCAGGAATTCCGAACGACTCTCTTAGCTTGTCTGCTTCAGACAGCCCCTCCATGTCTGCATTTCTTTTTCTGTTAGCCCTTAATACAGCCTCCATTCCAAAAAGATCTAAACCTGCTCTATCACGAGAGACATTAGTGCTGTCTTTTTTTACTGGACCTCCGTTTTCGTATTTTCTCTTTGCGTACATAAGACAAATATAAGTTATTTCTTTTTCTTCAATCGGGACTTCTCTCGCCGCCCACGATTCCTACCCTCAGCCTCAAATCCTACGATCTTACCACCCTTATGGGAGGCGTCAAGGCTGTCCCCATTCCCATAGGTTCCTTTCTCTCGGTTGTATTGGTTGAGTTCGGCTCTTTTCTTCTTCATTTTAGGTGAAGACTGGAACTTCTTGTACTCGTCTTTGTAATCGCGCTTCTTGATCTTCATCTCTCTATACCTTCGTTGTAAATACGCAGATACTCTTCTGGTGTCTTGTTCACCCCTGGTGCCTGGAACTCTGAATTATCCCTTATAGAGGCGAAATACTTCCTAGCACCCTGCCGTCCTAAGAAATGAGTCAGGGCAGCTACCTCATCGGACCTATAATCCCACTTATCACCTAGCTGACCCTTGTATTCCTTCTCTAGATCAACAGCATTACGAGATAAACTAGGTCCTCCGATACCCTTTTCAATCCTCATATCCATAAGCAGCTCCTGCAACCTAGGATCCCTAGATAAACTATCCCTAGATACCCCCTCCATCTGTGGGAGGTCATCAACCAAACTATAAAGCTGTCCATAGCGCCCTGTAGCGGAACTCGTTGGGTTCATCATA